TGGAACCTGAAGAGGAAACTAGCAGCATGAACGAGAAGCAATTAACTATCGATACAGCGCTGGCACTGGTTTACTGTGCCAAGAAGATGGAACACGCGGCCAGACTAGCCCGAGGCACGGCAAGAAAAATGATGAAGCCACTGGGCCACGGCAAATACATTCAGAGCAAGGGCGACCGTGTGCTTATTTACAACAGTGTTGGCATGTCTCTGATAGACGTGGAGCATGGTGAGACTTGAGCGCAATCGAGGGGCCAGTGAGGAAACAATACAAGCGATGGGCAATCCTGAGTCCGGGCAGTAGATTGACGCCTGACTACCTGATGGGAAACATCGAGGCCGGCATGACGACGCTCTACAAGACGCGGGCCGAGGCTCGCTGTGATGTGCGTATGCGTAAACATAACAAGATGATACGAGAGCGGAAAGACCTGCGCTCATGGCCGCACGAATGGAAAGCAAATTACCCAGTCAAGGTGCTGGTCACAGTGGAGACCCAGTGAGCCTGAAGGATGACATCGCTGCAGTACAGGCAGACAAGCCTAAAGCAAAGCCTGCACCCAAGAAGAGAACACCAGCCAAGAAGGCTGTCTCTAAGGTCATCAGTAAGCCTGAAGCAATACATCGTCTATTCGCTGAGGCACTGATCCGTAACGAGCTGAATGCGACTGCTGCGTACAAAGAGATCAAGCCTAACGTGACGGACAAGACGGCAGCCGCTAACGGTCACAAGCTGCTGAGAACGACTGAGACCATCGAGATCCTGACGCCGATGCTTGAGCGCCTGTTCATCAAGGCCGGCATCGAGACTGAATACGTGTTCCGACGCTGGGTAGAGTTTGCACAGGCCACGCCACTGGATTACTTCAGGGTGGACGAAGACGGCTACATGATCCTGCGGCCAACCGATGACCTGACGCCGGCGCAGCGCACCAACCTCAGAGAGATCAAACTGACCACCACCAAGAGCGCCGATGGCGAGTACATCAACCAGAACGTGCAGGTCAAGGTGGTGGACCAGCAAAAGGCCGTAGACACGATCGGTAAGCATCTGGGCCTGCTGGTCGACAAACTGGACGCCGACGATGTGGAGCGCATTGGCGACCTGCTTGAGCGTGGCATCAACCGGATCAGGGAGACCAAGGATCTGGACGGCTGGAAAGACGTGATCCTTGACGCTGAGTTCGCGGAGGTGAAATGACTGACGCAACCGTATTAGCAGACGCACTGGTAGAGGCGGGGATACTCACCAAGTCCAGCGACGAGCATAATCAGCACAATACACCTGTCTATCGTTGTGCAGACACGGACGTAGGCTGTGCTAAACAATTCATCACCGACGGGCGCGTAGTGATGAAGGTGTTGGAGGTGATCGATTCAGGCTCGATTGTGAACTGCGACGACGCACAGCTTGGCATGTGGTCTGTGATGTTCAATGGCAAGCAGGCAATGGGCAATAACCTGCATCAAACAATCATCGAAGCATGGTATGAGGCAAGACAATGACTGACCTGATTGAACGGATTGAGAACTACATCCAGCACGTTCGCCCATTCACTGAGGATGGGCAGCTATTCTGTGAAGTGCAAGACGAGATTGAGCGGTTGCGGGAGCAGCTAACAAATTGCAGCAAAGGGTTTGATGTGCTGCAGAACGACATCAAGGATGCCGATGCCCGCGTCGAGAAATTGGAGGTTGTTGTTGAGGCGGCACATGGGATACTGCGGGCCGAGCAGTGCAGCAGGGAAGAAACAGCAGCAATTGTGTGGCTAAAGAAAGCACTAACCGCATTGGAGGATTCGTGAGCAAGCGCAAGAGCAAGTTCTGGATTAGCGCGACCAGCCCGCCGCCGTCAGAGATCTACTGGCCCGGTGGGCCCGTCAGGCGCTGCAGCATCATTCACGAGGGCGACCCAAATAACGAGGAATATATTGACCGCAATGGCTGGCTCTTCCGCCCGGGTGTCGACCCCCGCAATTACCACGGCAGGCATGTTGATGGCTAAGTACAACCCCAAGCCACTGTTCAGCTGCTGCGATGAATGCTTTCGCATGGTGCCGGGCGAGAAGATCATCGCCGTGCGCCGGCCACACCCGAGATTCGGACCACGCTGGACGGTCTGGCTTTGTGAGGAGTGTGAGAGTACCATGACCCGAACTGAACATAAGGAGGCTGCCGGTGAGACCACGGTATGAGCGAGAGTCCGACCGCGATGCTGAACAAGAGATCGCTAACATCTTCGCGACCCACTGTAACGGTGAGGCTCGCAAACTCCCCGGGGCATACGCTGAGATAGACTTCGCTCTGATCCGTAGCGGCAAGGTGCAGTGCTTCTTTGAGGTCAAGGATCGCACGGGCTGGCGGCCAGAGTATGAGACCGTATTCCTGAGCGTGGCCAAGGCCCGCGCCCTGATGGCTTACGAGCGCATGGGCATCTATGTCGTGTATGTGGTCAGGCTGGCCGGCATGGTCCACTACCAAAAGCTGGAGCCAAAGGTTCTGGCCAAGTGGGACATCGAGTACCGTGGCCGCACCGACCGCAACGACGATCAGGATGTGGAGCCTGTGTTCTTGGTTCCGGTGCGCTGGATGAGGCTTTGCGACAGGCCGGTGGCGGCATGAAATGCGCCGGCTGTGATGTCATGTTCCCCGGGATCGTGGGCCTGATGCCCAGCTCGGTGAGATCGGTGATTACTGGCATGAAATGCTTCGACATGTTATGCAAGGACTGCCACAAGGCCAAGAACGAAGAGCAGGCCGCGTACCAAGCACAATCGCGAGGAACATGATGAACTGGTGAGCCGGAGAAGGTATTGGCGTCCACATATGCCGAGGTGCGTGGAAACTCGTAGACAGCAAAATCTGTCACGTCTGGAGCCGCTTCGGCTCGCCTTAACTTGGAGAGACCAATGGGAAGCATCCACACGGGATCGAGGCCAAGCCATCTGGACTGGCAAAAGGCCAAGTCGATGGTTGAAGATGTTGAGCGCAATGCGTTTGCCCGCGGTGTGTGGTTCGGTGTAGCGCTGGCGCTGATGCTGGTCCTGATCGCTGTTGGTGCCGTTGCTGATGAGGTCAGCTCAATCAGGGACAGCTCGCACGAGTGGTACTGCGAGACCGCGACAGGCACAATGATCAGCGGCCACACGAGACAGGACAAGGCATTTCAGTCCTGCATGAACAGAGCGCTGCAAGACGGCGCAACCTATTTCGTCCGGGGTGGCACATATCGGGTGAGCGCATCTCTGGATTTGCCTCCTGTCGTTGAGCCTCCACCTGTGGAGCCGCCGCCCGAGCCGCCCCCGGACGATTCACCTCTGGTCACGTTTGGACCAGTGACTTCAATCACCCAATACCCGAACACTATCTCAGCTCTGGCGAGGGACGCATTCAGATGGGAAATCACCTTCACGCTAAACACCAGCTCGGGGATTCAGGGACTAGCGAGCCGGGACGAGAACGGTACAAGGACCGCGGGACACCTGAGCATCTGGGTCGACAACGGCACGCTGATCGTCAGGCATCAAGACGACCTGCTGCCGCAGGTGCAGCTACAGGCGACGACTGCGATTGTGGCGGGTGTGGCGTATGTGGCTGTAGTGAGTGTCGAGGCGGGTGTGGGAATCTCTATCCATCTGGATGGCGCACTGGAAGCGTCGGACCCTAATGCGTTCAGTCTGGCTGGCAATGACCTGCCACTGACGCTCGGCGGACTGTGTACGCGCTGTAACGACCCCAACGACGCGACCATCGGCCCTGACAGGCCAATAGACGGCACGGTGAGCATGGCGATCTATGCCGACCCGCTTGGTATGCCTGATGGCAGCGTGATGCTGAACTGGATCAACCCAACCGAGGACGAAGATGGAGACGCACTGCCAGCCGGAATACCCGACCGGATTAGTATTTACCGAGAGCAGCCGCGTGAACTGGTCACGCACCTCGACGGTGAGGCCATCGCTTATGAGGTTACACGGCTTACCCCGGGCGAGCATTGCTTCGTTGCCACGGCATGGAACAGCACGGTGCAGTCGGCTGACAGCAACACTAGCTGCAAGTCTGTTCCTTAGCGGATGCGTGACGCCCTACTTGGGGTACACACACCTGAGCGACCCGGCAGTGAATAACGATGGCTGGGATATGGTCTGCGGTGGCGTCAAGAAGAGATACAAGCAGGTTGAGGGCCGGGCGGCATGGTGCCAGAACGTCCACCTGCACAATCAACAGGTGATGCTCGGCATCGAGGTCGACCTGATAGGGGAGTGAGATGAAACAAAAGACAACTGAGATCCTGTGGGCTGCGGCAATGACGCTGCTGATCCTGACTGTCCTCTCGTTTGCACTGAGGCCGGCGTATGCGACCAACAAGCCACCACCTGTCGAGCAGGAGCAGGACCAGCACCAGAAGCAATCACAGGCCAACCAGCAGGACGTGACCGTAAATATCGGTGGTGGTGAGGGTGAGGGCGCGTTGTCATCCCTGTCTACCGGGGCCACGACGCTCGAAGGCGGCGACACGACATTCAACAGCACCAACGAGAGCAGCAATGTCGTGCTGGTGCCCAACAACAATACCGAGAACTGCCTGCGGATCTGGGGCATCAGCTTCGGAACCAGCTCGGGCAGTGGTGGCATTGGCTACCCGCACCGATCAGCAGCCTGTGACTACGAGCAGGCCGCGGATGATGCCGGCGCCGTGGGCGATCACAGCCTAGCTTGGTACTGGCGCTGCCACAAGCGCAACATCTACAAACCATTCAAGGGCAAGGGCGTGAGCAAGGAGCAGGCCACTGAGGCTTGCCACGCCAAGATGACGCAGTTCATAGACATCGGCACGCTTGCGGAGCGTAACGCCGAGCTTGAGCGCCGCGTGGCATTGCTACTCGAAGAGCGGGCATTCGATCGTGATACCTGCGAAGAGTCTAAAGACCGGATAATCGCCGGCTGCATGGAGAAATGACATGGATAAATTGATGGCATGGCTACACAAAGCACTGCGCCCGATGACCAAACTGGGTGGAGGCATCGAGGGAACCTTCCCTGAGTGGGTTCCGATCTTCGGTGGCAAGGGCTGGAAGCTGTGGCCGTTTGTTGCCTTCGCAATCTTCGTGCTGCTGCTGGTGGGGTATGACCAGTGGCTGGCCTGAAAATCTTACTGAGTATAGTGCTATGGATACCCGTGATAGTGATCAAGCTCGTGCTTGTGGTTTTGGGGTTAGGCATCGTGCCGATAAGCTCGAAGACGAGTGGCCTGTACCGGGCAGGGACTGGGCGCCCGGTCACGTACTGGGAAAGAGCGGTACGCAACCCCGTCGGTGGGTTCGATTACTTACTGAAGCACCCGGATACATCGAAGACCTACGGCTATGTCTTGATGGAGCCCCATCAGATGGCAAACTCGTTCGTATGGCGGTTCAAGGTGGCCGGCGTGTTATCGAGTGTGAGAATGGTCTGGAAATACTCGAAGACGAGGTACGGCGAATGCTATCTCGGTTGGAAGATCGACTCGGCCCCGCCTCAGCTTGACTTTGCTCTAAGCCTGCGCCCGTGGGCGACGGTGGGGAACTGACATGAAGCGTGCCGGATGCTTTGGCTGGGCGGCCTTCTTTGTGGCGATGATAGCCCTGCTGCTGGCCTATTACCTTAGTCACCTCGTAATGATGTAAGATGCTGAACATGAATCGCACCAAAGAGACAAGAATGCGCAAGTTGATCATAGCGGGCAGCCATGCCCAGTACCGTGATTGGCTGGTCTTGCACAAGGCCAACCCACGGGCAGCTGTGGAGATCAAGCGCGCCTCTGATCTGGCTGGTTGCGATCCTGAGTGCGATGAGATCGTGCTGACCGGCACCCACTGGGATAACGATGCGTACATGAGCCCGGCCTACCTGTGGCTGGTCAACGGCCGCGGTATAGCGCTTGCATCATAAGCCTGCCCGGGCAAACTGCCCGGGTGGGCGCGGTCTCCGGTTCGGGCCGAGGTTGGTGGTTCTCCCTTGCTGTGAATCGGAGACTACGCCCCATTGAACGAGCCCGCCAAGAAGTTCACTGCCAAAGAGCTGGTGCAGATCGACCTGATCAAGTGCTTTGCCAGCCCGCTGAGGTTCGTCAGGCAGTTCTTTCCATGGGGTGAGCCCGGTACGCCGCTCGAACACGAGACAGGACCAGACGAATGGCAAACATCAACAATGCTCAAGATCGAGGCGGCGATCAGGAAAGGTATACCGCTTGGAGATCCCGCGATACGGCTGGCGGTCGCCAGTGGCCACGGAATCGGCAAGACTGCGCTCACGTCATGGTTAATCCTGTGGTTCATTTCCACGCGCCCACGGCCTCAGATCGTCGTTACCGCCAATACACAACAGCAGCTGACGACCAAGACTTGGCGTGAGCTGGCGAAGTGGCAGGATCTCTGCATACACGGCGACTGGTTCATCTACACCGCTACCCAGCTGAAACTCTTCGATCGCAAGGAGACGTGGTTCGCAACCGCGGTGCCATGGTCTGCTGCCAATAGCTCGGCGTTCGCCGGCACGCATGAGAATCACGTCATGCTGCTGTTTGATGAGGCGTCAGAGATCGAGGACATCATCTGGGAAGTCAGCGAGGGCGCCATGACGACGCCCGGGGCGATGTGGTTCTGCTTCGGCAACCCGACCAGCAACACAGGCCGCTTCAGGCAGTGCTGGACCAAGTTCAGGCACAGGTGGATCACCGACAAGGTAGACAGCCGCACGGCCAAGAAAGCCAACCGGCAACAGCTCGATGAGTGGGTCGAGGATTACGGCATTGATTCTGACTTCTGCAAGGTCAGGATCTTGGGCGAGTTCCCCAGCTCGGGCACCAAGCAATTCATCAGCAATGACGTGACGCAGGGTGCGATCGACAGGCGCAAGAATATCAACCCTCGGCAGATCCCTCGCAAGATACCCAGAGTCATGGGCATCGATGTCGGCAGCTACGGCGCAGCGCGCACGGTGATCGTCATGCGTCACGGACCCTACATGACGGATAAGGTCATCCAGATCAGGGATGCAAATCACAACGTCATCGCCGGCCACATCGGCAAGGCCATCAACGAGTATGATCCTGACGTGGTGTTCATCGATGCCACTGGCTATGGTCACGGCGTCTACCTGCTGCTGATCCAGAACGGCTTCGACATGGTGACGCCGATCTACTGGGGCGACAGGTCCATGGTCATGGAGCCACTGATCTACTACAACCCGCGCATTGAGATCTGGCACCGCATGGCCAAGTGGCTGGAGTCAGGCACCATCCCTGATGACAACGAGCTGTTCGAGGACCTGATTGGGCCTGAGCTGCACTTTGACATCGGTATGCGGATGCGGCTGGAGTCCAAGGAAGACATGAGCAAGCGTGGCCTGCCGAGCCCGGACAAGGGTGACGCACTGGCGATGACGTTCGCACATCCGGTGCCTGTCGCCATGGCGCAGGAGAGTCTGGAAGATCTGGAGCCCGAGATAGATTAAAAAAAAGCCCCGGCGAACCGGGGCTAAGATGGGGATGGGTATCCCGCTTTACTCAGGGGCAGCTTACCTCACATCGAGGTGACTAACCAAGCCTCCCGCACTCGCATCTTCTTCCAGCGGTACTTGCTGTAGTGGCAGCCCAGCGGCGTGCGGTTGTCGGCCACGGTGTCCCGGTTGACCACGACATAGTGACCAGTGACTTCGAGCAGCATGGTCTTCTTCCAGTTGGGTCCGCCCCGGGCGCTCATGTATTGGAACAGCGTTGGCTGCACAAAGGGCTCGGGGTTGATGCTCATGACCTGATGGCGATGATTCAGCTTCGGCACATCAACAACCACCATGCGGTAGCCCATCTTCTTGAGGGCCAGCCGCATCTCTAGGTTGTCGACGCCCTTGACCTGCTTGGAGGTGCCGCGGCCTCGGTGCCAGCCGCGGCGGTTGCGGCGATCAGCTACCAGCTTGGCGCAGTAGTTGACCGTGCGCCCGGTCATGATCGACAGGGCAGACGGCCCGCACCAGAGCGGATGCTTGCCGGTGGTCTTGGTGGGGTGTAGCTTCATGCAAGCGCCTCCTTTAGAAACTCTCTTACCTTGCGCGGCGTGCCGCGGCGTTTGGCCATGCGTCTGAAGCTCGCTTTCGCTTTGCGCTCATTTGTTGCCAATGGTGTCATGTGCTGTTTCTCAGTCAACGGGCGACGGACCATCCGTAGCTTGCCGTGATCGACAACCAGCACCTGCATCCACTTGCGACCCTCATTGACGACCAGCGCAGGCCGGGCGCCCTTGAGGAGTTCTTCGCGGTATCGTTGCAGTTGCATTGTTTGCCTCCTTTCTCTACATACATATTATATCACATCTGAACAATGGCATAGGTATGCGGTTGATTTATAAGGATTTATCGGAAATACGTGGCTAAGTGCTTGATTGCCGCCGGCCAGATCCGGTTTTGCGCAGATTAAATGGCTTACCTATGCGGGTGGATATTCTCGCATTGTTCAGATATGATGGGTCACATGGCCAAAATGAATCCCAACAGGCGCCTGCTGCGCCTCATGAAAAAGCACAAGCTGACGCAAAAGCGCGTTGTAGAGCTGTGCCGCTGCGGTCGCTCGACGGTTCACTACTGGACCCGCGAGCCGACTGACCCTACCTTTATGCCGATGAAGTCGTCTTACCTGAGGCTGCTGGAACTGGAGCTGAGTGAGGCTCGACCCATAGGCGCAGGCTGATATACTCCGCTCAGTTAGCACCGGAGACCGCCATGCCCACCATCACCGATCCCAAGGAGCGCCTTGCTCGCAAGGATAATCAGCTGAAACGTCTCGCCAAGAAAGGCTGGAAGCCACCCAAGGCCAAGGGGAAATCCAATGCCAGCCACTAACCAGCTCGAAGACGACCTGCTTGACCTGATGTTCACCAATGTTCAGGCGCCGAACTGGGGCGATGCCAGTGGCCTGCAACCTGCCGGCACGGTCGGCTCAATCTACGCCAGCCTGCACACGGCCACACTCAATGACGCACACACTGATCAGGACCAGTCAGAGGCCGCCTACACGTCTTACGCCCGGGTGGCGGTCGCTAGGTCGGTTGCTGAGTGGACGGTCGCCACGGGCAACGTGGACAACGATAACGAGATCCTGTTCCCCGAGGCCACGGGCGGCTCTGAGACTGAGACCTACTTCGGGCTGGGCTCCGCGGCATCCTCGACCGGATACCTGCAGATCTATGGCGCCGTATCCCCATCCCTCGATGTCAGCTCAGGCGTGCAGCCACGATTCAAGGCTGGCCAGCTCGACATCAGCGTCACATAACAGGAGAGCGCAATGGTAAGTGGAAGCAGATTAGACCTGAAAACGATCGCAGCGTATGTCACCGTCAACAAAGAGGAATTTGAAGAGGTGATGTTCCCGACCGCGACGACCGCGGAACTGGCTGACGCGACTGCTCGCATCAACACGCTGGACAAGTTTCTCGGCAGGCGGGTGTATGAATCTACGCTCAAATTGATGTACGTGGCGGATGGCCCAGACGCTACTGATGACTGGACCCTGATTGACGGACTTGGAGCTACGCAGGTCACACCGAGCTGATGAAACAGAACGGCCACGAGTTCACTGGCGGGCTCAGGCACAGGCAGGACGTCAAAGCCTATGCCGAGGGTGAGACCACCGTCATCCAGATCGGCAACAGCACGCTCAGGATGCACTACACCGACGCCCTCAAGCTGCAGCAGTGGATTCGCATGGCTGCCAAAGAGGCGAAGACGAACGCCGGCGACACCGGCAGGCATTGGTCCACCATTGCCGTGATGGATGATGCCAACAGGAGTTAGAAATGCCAGTACCTGCGATCGAGTACGATTGGACCGTCCAACCTGACCTTAGATCCATTGCAGGCCGCGGACCCACGCTGACCTTCACGCGCAACGATCAGTTTGGCTGGTGTCCAGATCACTCTAAGTACAACCATTATGTAGCCGAGAACATCCCAAAGTTTAAGGGCTTCCACATGAGCGACAACTGGTTCCGGCACTCAGATGATCTGAATGACGTGCTATGGACAAAGACCAATGTCACCGTTGCCAAGGACGAAACAGGTTATCGGGGTGGTGCGAACGCGGCATGGACCATCACCGACGATGCTACCGACGCCCAGCATGTCTTAACACAACCCATCAACTACCTCACGAGTCTTACGCTGAAGTTTATGAGCCAAGATATCATCCTGAAGATCAACCGCACCGCCAGCACGGCCCGGTACGTGTTTGTCACAAACGATGACACCGTGCCGTCGCGGTCGGATCGGACGTTTATTTTCGACCTGCAGGATCGGGTATTTACCGTAGATTCAGGTATAGGCGCTCAGAACTGGGACGCATGGGGGATCAACAGCGCAATCTATGAGCCAGACCCGGCTGGCGATTGGATATTTCTCCGGATTGGTGTGACTTTTCGGGGCGGTCAGCTCAACTACAGGCTTGGTATTGCGGGCGGGCCGGATCTTGCCGATCAGCAGTATATCGGCAGTGGTGATACGCTGGTCATCGATGAGCTTTGGTCAAGTTCTGGCTCATCCGACCACTCTTACAACGAGCGCGGGCTGTGGCCCGGGCACACTGGCGCGATCCGGCAGCACGTCTACTACACCACGCGGCACACCAGAAACGAGGTAATTAACAGCGAGATGTTTGGTGCGGTGCAAAACACCGCAGTACCAAGTGACTACTACGGATATTACTGGGATTACCCAGCAGGCCAGACGGGCGATGCCATTCCTGTTGCCAGCAAGCTGGGCTGGCCGGTCAACGGCAAACCACCCAGCACCCAGTTTTTGTTTCAGGGGTCAAAGCGTGGCGTCGATGGCCACGATCAGAATGCCATGAGGTTTGTTGGCACCAACGAAACGGCCTATCACTGGTATGCGCCCGGCTATGACTGGGCACACCCAATGTTCGCCACGAGCCTGTATTCGATCTGGTTGGAGGAGTGCGTCGAAGACCCGGGCACGCCAGTTGTTTTCGTGGACAATTTCTACTGGGGCTGGGGTGACGACTATTTCTATCCCGATGGCCAGAAGTTCTACATCAAGGACTTCAGGCTGCAGCCAGATGGTAAGCGCCGACTGGACTTCAGGGTAATTGCGCCCGCCGCGCTACCCGGGGTGTATTTTGGGCTCGGTGCTGATGGCACGCCCAGCACTGGCAACTTTACACTGTCATCGCTAATGATTGTGGGCGGTGAGGCCCAGCTCCCATATATCCGCGACAGTGGCCTAACATGGTATGAGAGTGAGTGTGATTTCAGCCAAGGCATCAGCCACCTTGGGCAGGGTCTGATCGTAGAGCCAGCCCGCACGACGCTCATCATAAACAGCGTGAATCCAAGCATTGCGCCGTGGACAGCCGCTGTCGGTATTGACACTATCCAAGATGACGGTACGTGGCAGGCAAAGCCGTTTTACGGTGGCAATAGACTTGACCCGCTCGATGTTGGCGGGCCGGGCGAGTCAAAGGTTGCCCAACCGCTGACGCTGGCAACATCCACGCTGTACACCATGAGCGGCCACGTCTGGGTATTCGACCCGAACATTCTGGTTATCCCGGGGTGGACGGACTGGGGTTATATCGGGCTGGACAACTACGATTCGGACATCGGCTTTTATTTTCAGTACGCCGACGGCAACCTTGGCACGGTTGGCGCTGATGTTACCGAGATCAACGTCAGCAGAGAGATCGATCGCTTTTATCGCATTGAGACCGTGTTCACGTCAGACGGCGTAGACACGACGGCAGACTGGGTTGTGGCCCTCGCGGAAGCCGATGGCGACCGGGTGATGCCATACTCTGATGACTACGCTAATACGTGGGGCGGCTGGCAGGTTTATGTTGGTGAGCCCCTGTATGTGACCCAGTTTCTGACGGGCTCGACAAACTACACGACGGAGCCTGATGTGGTCACAACCGATGACCTGTCAGATCTTAGCGGCAGCGCGCATTCGCTACTCATAGAGCTGGAGTGCCCGAAGTATTTCTACGACGACAAGACGATCGTCAGCCTGTACAGTTCGGCCACGGCCCGCATTGCACTGGAGGTCATCGGTTCAACGCTGCACTTCATCGGCGTTAACACCACAACGCAGTGGGACATCACGGCCAGCCTGACCGGGCTGGAGGGAACACGCCTTGTGATTGCCGTGGCTTGGAACACAGGCGACATCGCGGCTTATCTCAATGGCGTGCAGATGGGTGTCGACGGAGCTGCCAGCATCCCGTCTGTCACGGATATGAATATCGGCAGTGATCACGCGGATCTGGAGCAGGTCAACACGCTGCTGGTGAGGCTGCAGATATTCAACGAGCGCGTTAGCAACGCGACGTTAAGCGAGTGGTCTGTCACCAGCAGGACGGGCGACATGCGGCGGTTTGGCCGCTCGTCTGGGCGGGCTATCGGCAACCGCATAGGCACAGCTATCCACGAGGGCGTGCAATGAGAAGGCACTTAAATAGGGCGGGTGGTCGGTTTATCGAGCTTCCCAGCGAGCAGAAAGTCGTGTGTATCATCAGGCGCAGCGCGTCATTTAGCATGGTGCAGGGCTTGTTGCCTGTTTTTGGTGACAATGCCGCGAAATCGATTAGTGTCGATGAGGCGCTGACACGCCACGGCGAGGGTTGGAATATACTGGCGTGGTTCAGAGATCCAAGGGACCGCATGGCCTCTATGATGCGACTTTTCGCACGCCGCTACCACACGCCAGAGAGACTGGCGCAGGTCATCATAGATGGCCACAAAGACCCGCACTGGACCCTGCAGCTGGAGCTGCTTACGCATAACGGCCAGTTTCTACCAACCGATGTGTATAAGTTTGACACCTTGAAGCAGACGTGGCGGCAGGAGCTGCCGGGCAAGAAACTTGGCAAGCTGCACCTTAGCGGGGGGAAAAAGGTGAAGTGGACAAAGCTGGTGAAATCACTGGACCCGGCAACCGAGGCGGCGCTGCTCGCTTACCTGCAGCCAGATATTGATTACTACGAGGGATTAACATGACAATGATAACTGACGGCTTGTGGCAAACGCTGAGTGGCGATGGCAACAGCAACCAACATAGCTGCTACGGCAGAATGCACTTACACCTGAGCGGCAACTTTGATAGCGGTACGGCAAAGCTGGTGCTGATTGATGGTAATGGTGTGGCACGAGATGTAGCCGGCGCCAGCTTCACCGCGGCTACCGATAGTATTTATGACTTCCCGGCCAGATCGGAAACGCGGGTGTACGTGAACCTCAACGGCTCCACGTCGCCAACGCTTGTCGTGGGGATACGCGGCGAGAGACGGTAAATGGCTTGGCGTGTCGATCGATTCAATCGGCTGCAGAACGTCACTGAGACCGCGGCGGGCTCTTGGGCTACCGGGGTCGAGGCGTTCGATGCGGCGTGGGACAACTGTGGCACGTTCGTCAAGGACACGATTCGCAGCAACGAGTTCGGTGATGATGGTGTACCGCCGGCGCCAGACAACCGATTCAAGGTCTATGTCGATTATCGAACAGGCGCTGAAGTCGGCGTGCATCTGCGCTACAGCTACCCAACCGGCACGCCACCAAACAACCCCGAGGGCGATCACATGACCAATGACATCTCGTGGACCATAAGGTTTGAATGATGGCTGAGTTAGGACATGCGATCGGGTTTGAAGAGTGGCGCAGACTCGTTGATAGCAATAGCTGGACGGATTTTTCGTTCTGTTATATCGATGAAACGGATCTGGAGGCGAACACCGAGTACATGGTGATCGTGTCGGCGCTCATCATGGGCAACGACCCCGCCCGCAATGACTTCCATTTTCGCATGGAGGAAGACGGCACTGGCACTGCTATCGGTGACTCTGAGGCCCGCTTGGAGCCAAGAGATAGCAGCAGTCTCAAGGGTGAGATGTATTTTTGGATGGATCGATACACGACGCCTTCGACACCCGCCCGGCTCAGGATGCAAGGCCGTACAGATGGAACGTCCGCTGTGCAGCGTTGCATCAGTTTCTATGGGGTTGCAATCAAGCTCGATGATCTCGATGCCCGGGATTACGAGGACGCCGAGAACCTGACCAACCTCACCGGGCTGGATGATTCTGGCTGGACTGAAGGTGTGTCAATCACGATCGGTGATGGCGCGTCAGACTGGTTGGTGTTCGGCTATGGCAGGACTTTGGTGGATGATTTCAGCGCCTCGCTACTGTTCAGGCTTACCGATGACGGCACGATCGTTGGTGAGGCCATCAAGATGACCGGCGAGGACAATGATGAAGTCAGGCAGTGGGGCTCTATGTGGGCGCTCGAAGGCATTGCCAGCTCGGACGTTGCTCTGGAATTTCAGACAGACGATGCCGTGGCAGGGACCTATGACATTGATCGCTGCATGATCTTTGCGCTCAGGCTGAACGCATTCGAGGATTACCTGATCGATCACGATCCCACTGACACCGAGATTGCGGTAGTGGACACCGACTATGGCACGATCAGCGTCAGCCACACCACTGACACTGGCGGCGCAAGCCGGGACTGGATGTTGTTTGGCGCGTCTGTCATCAGCAAGGGCGACAATGCCGGCACTTATCGTCACCACATCAGGGACGACACGACGCGCATCATTGGCGACAGCTCAGATATTACTGACGGGCTGATGCAGGACTACGCCGGTAATACCGATATTGTCCCCAATGTTCGCTTTGGCGAAAATGCCGCAGTGGCTCATCACGCCAGCCTTGTTGCAAACATCAAGAATCAAGAAAATAATGATGTTATCCCGACCCCGGATATAATCGATGCTCACATGGGCTGGTTTACGTGGGAGCTGGCAAAGCCACATTTGCCGTACCACAACAGGCGGCACAACACACTTTTGAGGATGTAGACATGGCACAGGGTAGAATCTTTTATGCGCCATTCGATGATATTCAGGTCACGAACGATGCTGATCAGGATGTCTGGGAAATTAGCGCAGTCACTAACAAGGTCAGGCTGCACGGCTTCGAGCTGACATCAGACGCCGCCACTGCCGAGATTGTTGACCTGAGACTGGTCAGGCGATCGACAGGCGGCAATGGCAGCGCCGTGGTCGAGGTTCCGGCAGCCACCGATCAGGGCACTGGTTTGGCAGTTCTCGAACAGCTGGCACTGGCCCCGGGCACGATAGGCGACATCATATGTGGCTGGAAGTGGGAGCAACTGGGCCCGCTGTTGTACCTGCCGACACCCGAGATGCAGATCACGCTGGATGCCGGCGCATTCTTGTGCCTGAACATCCAGTCAGCACTTGGGGCCACCACAGGCTGGTCAGGCTGGGTCTGCTGGGAAGAGATCTAAATGTCATGGGTCTATAGACGGCCCAGTTTTCCGCGTCAGCGCCTGCAGCTGGCTCTGGTTCCACTGCTGTTCTCCACGCCGGGCGAGATGTCTGGCACGGCGACGATCACCTTTGGGGAGTCCGCAGCACTGGGCGCCCTCAAGTCAACGACAGGCAGTGCCGCTATCACCTTTGGCGAGACAGCCGCCCCGGGCGTCTACGCCAACATCAGTGGCGCCGAGGTCATCACATTCAGCGAGTCAGGCGGGCTCGATGCGTTCGTTTATGGTGACATTGCCGGCACAGCTGGCATTGTCTTCAGCGAATCAGCTGTACTCGATTCGTTCCGCTTTGGCGACATGTTGGGCAATGAGACCATCATCTTTAGCCACAGCGCTAAAATCGATGACAAGTCGACGTTCCTGCCGCAACCGATATTGCCTGTATTGCGGCCAACCTTCAGGTCAGTCGATGGCAAGACGCTGGCCGACAACTTCAACCGCGGCCTGCCTGAGACGCCAGACTATGACTGGCCCAACCGGCGCCGCTTCTATCAGGACAAACAATGAACGAAACCAAGTACATCCTTGACCCGAACCAGCTGCAGGTAGATGGCAGCCTTGCCAACCTGACGAAGCGCTACGGCGAGGCGCTGGAGAAGCACTACCCCGGGTGGTGGTGGATGATCAACCCGGATCAGGAGGGCGGCGTCATGTACATCTACTCACTGCGCCTGTCGGGCGAGTGGGGCTACACGATTAAAACCGGCGAGGTCGAGAACGACACTCATGAGAAGATGGCGATCATGGCCGGCGGCGAGATTCTGGACCGCTACAACCTGCCCCGGGGCAAGTACAAGCGCGAGCTGCTGCAGGGTAAGATGAAGGATCTGCGGGACAATTTCATCCCTGACGTGACTGACCGGCTGTCTGCGGAGCAGAAAAAGATCAGGGACAAGCGATTCTCACAGGCGGTGGATGAAGGTAAGGCCGAGATAGTTCACCGTGACACAAAACGTGAAGATGGCACAATCTACCGCGAGATTGCGGTGAAGGTAACGGGAGACGACGATGGCGGGCTCGACAGCACTGACTAGGGGTGACAAACACTTCAGCCCGGTAGTAGAGGGCGACCGGCCCGTAGAGAGCGAAAACCTCGGCGGGAACCAGCAGCCACCGCAGGAGCTGGGCGCAGAGCGCGAACACGAAGACTCCATCATCACGATGAGCCGTGAGGCGTGGTACAGCTCGAAAACGTGGTGGGACAGCTCTGTCAGGGCCCAGTTCGAGCGCAACCTGAGAGCATTCAACAACCGGCATCCGCCGGGCAGCAAGTATTACACCGAGCAGTACCGCAAGAAATCGAAGATCTTCCGGCCCAAGACCCGCACCGCCATCAGGAAGTCAGCGGCAGCGACCGCGAAAGCGTTCTTTTCCAGTTCGGATGTCGTGCATTGCTCGGCAGTGAATGATGCCGATGAGGCGCAGGTACTGGGCGCTGAAGTGCAGAACGGGCTGGTCAACTTCCGTACTCAGCAAAAAGAGATGCTGTGGTATCAGACCGTGGTGGGTGCCATCACCGACGCCGACACGGTTGGCTGTGTGATCTCCAAGCAAGACTGGCGCATGACAACGCACGAGGTTCGCTACAACGAGACCTACATCGATCAGATGGGGCAGGAACATCAGCAGCAGGTGGCTGAAGAGGAGCTGCTTGAGGACCGGCCACAGATCTCGCTGGTGCCGGTTGAAAACCTGAGGTTTGACCCGGCCTGTGACTGGCGCGATCCGATCAATACCAGCCCGTACCTGATCGAGTTGGTGCCGATGTACATCGATGACATCCAGCAGCTGCAGCAGCGCACCAACCCCATGACCGGCCAGCCGTATTACAAGCCGATCATCCAAGGAATGCTGGCGGCAAGCATCCATCAGGACTGGGACAGCGTGCGCAAGGCTCGTGAGGGCGAGCGCATCGACAAGTACGACAATGACACCATGGTCCGGGCTCATCAGTCCGTCTGGGTCCATAAGCACATTATGAGAATCGGCGGCAAGGACTACTGCTGGGATACGATCGGCTCTGAGATCCTGCTGTCTGACATGCAGCCTATTGAGCAGGTCTACCTGACTGGCAAGCGGCCCTACGTGATGGGCTACTCGAACATCGAGCCGCACAAGATCTACCCAGCCGGCAAGCCGGAGCTGATCGACCCGCTGCAAGAAGAGACCAACGATGTCGCCAACCTGAGGCTCGATAACGTCAAGCTGGCACTGAACAAGCGCATGTTTGCCAAGCGCGGCGCCGGCATCGATATCCGCTCGCTGGTGCGCAACGTCGCCGGCAGCGTGACCATGATGAGCAATCCCGAGTCTGACGTGAAGGTCCACGAGACCCGCGACGTGACGGGCTCCAGCTACGAAGAGCAGGACCGGCTGAACGTCGACATCGATGACCTGCTGGGCGACTTCAACGCAGGCAGCGTGCAGTCGAACAAGTCTTTGAACGAGACCGTAGGCGGCATGGAAATGATGGGCGCCAGCGCCTCCGTGATCACTGAGTTCGATATCAGGACGTTTGCCGAGACGTGGTATGAGCCCGTGCTGCGCCAGCTCGTGGAACTGGAGGCGGCTTACGAGACTGATGAGGCTGTGCTGCTGGTTGCCGGCAACAACGCCAAGCTGCAGCAGGTTCAAGAGGTGCTGCAGGTCATCGCGCAACCGATCCGGGTGAAGGTCAACGTAGGCTTTGACGCCACCAACCCAGAGAAGCGCATTCAGCGGCTGGCGTTTGGGCTCAATGCTATCCAGACGTTCGCGCCGCAGCTGGCCGAGAAGATCGACGGCGCCGAGCTGGTGAAGGAAGTATTCGGAGCGCTGGGCTACGCCGATGGCGTCAGGTTCTGGCCGCACCTGTCTGAGGCTGACGATCCGCGTATAGCCGAGCTGGAGGCGCAGGTCGAGCAGTTGATGCAAATCATCCAGAGCAAGCAGGCCGAGAAGCAGGCCGAGATGGAAGGCAAGGCCGGCATCGAGCAGTTGAAGGGACAGATCAAACTGGCCGACACGCGCATGAGGACTGAAGCGCAGATGATACTGGCGGCCAATGAGGGCAACCTGAAGGGCGCGCTGGCGCAGATGCAGGACCGGCTGGACCAGATCGATCAGATGGTCAAGGTTGAACTGAGCCGCATCAAGCGACAGGAACTGTTCTTGCAGCGTGAGGCACTGAGCCACGAGATTCAGGAGGCCGAGCGCAGGTTCCAGATGGAAAAGCAGGGCCAGACACTGGAAGAGGGCGGCGCTAAGAATTTGCCCGGTGAAGACAAGGCGGGCGTGATCACTCGTGATCGTTACGGTATGATTCCGTCAATGGCTGAGGGAGCCGAGTAGGGAGAACCACATGGCCGATGATGTCGGCTCGATCATTGATGACGATGTGCTGGAGCGAGAGCTGCAGCAGGCAATGAAGTCAGAGGGCGAGATTGAGTTATTCAAGATCGTCAACAAATCTCTGAGGATACGCGGCGAACTGGCCAATTCTGAGTCGGTTCGCGTCATGATGAGCCTGATGTGGGCCAATGTCGCGGACTTCTTTGATGCTGTGACCAACTGCACATCGTTGCAGGATCTGGCAGCAGAGAACCACGTTGTAGCGCTGCACCACGAGATGCGTGCGAATTTTAAGGTGGTGGCGACCATCAACGCCACAATCAAGGCTGGTCGCGAGGCTGAAAATGAACTGAGAGCCGTTGATCAGATGGAACATGACTCCGAGGAAGACCTATGAACGCACCACAGCAAGACATCGACTCAGGAACTGGCGAGATTATTACCGAGGGCGAGCCTGTCGATCACGTCGACAACCTTGATGGCCAGTCAGCCGGCCACACCATCGAGCCCGAGGGCGAGGTGCATGAGCCCGGTAACGTGGTGTCAGAGCGCCCGGCTGAGGCCAGCCGTAATGAGATCTACGACAAGGCCAGAACCACCCGAGACATACAGGACGCCGCCGACGCTGAGGAGCAGAGCCCCGAGCAGAAAGCAGCCATAGCCCGAGCCACGCTCGAAGCTGCCGGGCAGGCCCCGGACGCTGACGATGACCCATATGATGGTGAAGGCAACCTCAAGGAAGGATGGGTAGACACCGGTGCCGCTCCGGCGCAGGTTGTTGAGCCATCAGCAGCACCTGCACCAGCCGCGCAAATACAGCCCGCAACCCTTGACGCAGACGCTGAAACAGTTACCATCGTTGTCTATGGTATGAAACAAGAGGTCCCACGGGCAGAGGTAGACGCTGCCGGCGGGGTCGTCAACTACCAAAAGAATTTGGCAGCTGATGAACGGATGCAACGACTCTCCACCTATGAGGCGAGTTTACGGGGCTACGATCAACAGCTACAGGAACGCGCTGCGAATTTGCAGTCACCGCAGGCCGATGCACCTGCTGCGGGGTCCGAGCTACCGCCTACTGGCGCTCAGGACGAAAGCGTGGATGTACAGGCGCAGGCTGAAAAACTGGTCGGCGCGATGTACACCGGGGACCGAGAGGCAGCTATTACCGAAGCTGCGGAGGTCTTGAGCAGCATTAACTCTGCTGCTCAAAGGACTGCTCAGGCCAGTGCGGCTGCGCAGCCCGAAGCGTCGGCTCAGACGCAGGCAGATCTGAACGCGGCAAATGCCCGCGATGCAGCTGCCCAAGCTGAGAGAGTTGAGGCTAACCGTGTTTTCGTTGATGAGTTCTCGGATTTGAAATCTGGAGTCCTCAGGAATGCAACCTACGCGATGGTGCAAACGGTCGCCGCGGAACCTGTCATGTATGGCAGGCCGCTGGCCGAAATCACCAGAGAGGCAGGGCTAAGAGTGAGACAAGACGTTTTTGGCACTGCCGCCGCACCGGCTGTAGATCCTGCACCAACGCCAGCCCCGGGCACACCGCCCGTCGATCTGGCAGGTCGTATGGAACTCAAACGCAGAACCGTGGTTCAGCCACTGCTGCCGACTTCGGGCCGCTTCACAGACACACCAGCTGATGAGCAGAAAACCGAGTCTAATTCGGAGTACATCAACCGGATGAGGCGGGAGTCCAGAGGCCAATACGGCTGAGACACCGCCCCGGCTGTACTCCACAGGAGATAAGTATGGCTGGGCAACTCTGGGCGGTAAGCGCCCTCGGCGGCTACATGTACACGGATGAGCTGACGAACGTCATGCGGACTGCGCTGCAGCCCGTTGTTCGTTTTCGCAACTTCTGTGATGCAAAGGATGCTACCGACAAGGGGCTTGGCAAGGGTGAGCTGTTTCACTGGAATGTGTACAGCGACGTAGCGACAGGCGGCGATGCTCTGGACGAGCAAGAAGCAATGCCTGAGACGAACTACACGATCACTCAAGGCCAGCTCACGATCACTGAATACGGTAATTCAGTTCCGTACAGCGGCAAACTCGACAACCTGTCGAAGCAGCCCGTCAGTGAAATCATTCACAAGGTACTCAAGAACGACGCCAAAAAGACGCTCGACGGCGCGGCATTCAACCAGTTCAACCTGACGCCACTAACCGTGACGCCATTGTCTGGCACAGATGTCGAAGTAGTCGTATTCGAGGAAGGCGGCTGCACGATCGCCAACGATGTCGCAATGGCGAAACTCCACATCGGCTCAATCGTAGACGGCATGAAAGAACGGGATATGCCTCCGTACATGAATGACGACTACTACGCGATTGGCCGTCCTACAACCTTCCGCCTGCTCCGCAAGGATCTCGAATCTGTACACCAGTATGTCGAGACCGGCTTCTCGTTCATCATGAACGGCGAAATCGGGCGTTACGAAGGCATTCGCTTCACCGAGCAGACCCATGTCGCTAAGGGCGGCGCTGTTGACTCCACAACGTACAACTTCCGCACTGCGGACCCGTGGAACAACACGAAGTCAGACTGGGTATTCTTCTTGGGTGAGGACACGGTAGCTGAAGCGTTGGCAATCCCTGAAGAGATTCGGGGCAAGATTCCAACGGACTTTGGCCGGTCAAGGGGTGTGGCTTGGTACTACCTCGGCGGGTTCGGCATTATCCATCTGGCTGATGCTGTGCAAGCTCGCATCTGCAAGTGGGAGTCATCGGTATGAGTAACAGCTACGACAATCCGAGAGTTCAAACCTACGGTCTTGGCAATTACGACTTTGCTAACGCCGGTGATGCGTTCGCAATTCCTGTCCCTGATGGCATGTCAAGATGTCGGATCGATGACATCAACTGCACGGCCACAGAGGTCTTCACGACTGGTGGCAAGATCGAGATCGGCACGGCTGGTGATGCAAATCACTACGCCGAGCTGACGCTTGGTACGCTGGCAGATACTGATAGCATCGCCATGGACCGGGAAACCGAAGCGTTTGACAACGGTCAGGGCGGCAAGGGTGTGGTCGATATCGCAACCGAGGGCATCACGCAGCTTGAAGTAGTGCTGACGACCTCAACCACGACCGGCATTGGCTTCACCAACATTGTCATTTCGTGGTGGTAGAATCAGCGTGAGCTGAAGGAGATCGACATGGGTTTCAAATCGATGCCGCGAGACGGCAAGCAAAAGGCTGGACTTGCTTCCGGTACTTGCCACAAGGAGTCTGCTAAGGCCAGCGATGCTGATCTTGGTATGCACGCTGTTGGTAAGAACGAGAAGCCGGGCGCTAATCCTAGCGTCAAGGTCAGCCGCGGGCACACGATCAAGTAGATCGTGAGACCGTAAATCCACAACGGCGCCCGGGTTTCCGGGCGCCGGTTTTGGAGAACGTGATGGATAAAGATACCAGACACGCGCTTGGCAACGGCTCCGAGGATGAGATGTTTCGGGAGAACCAGTTACCGATGCCTCACCCGTTCGAGTACGGACCCAAACGCCCACCCAAGCCCGCTGACATGGGCACACCAAACCCTGCTATCAACGAGAGGCGTCCGATCGCTCAGATGCACCCGAATTGTGGCGAGGGCAACCTGACAGAGGGGATCGCTTGGCGGACCCCAATGGGAGAACCATACGATGACTAGCCTCGACAAAGCACGGCCATATGGCGTAGTTGTGGGCGGCCAGACTGGAGCCGCTTACCATCAGGACGGCAACCTGTTTCGAGCTGACGGCAGCCCCGTAGGCGCTCCTGCGCCAGCACCGGCACCTACACCTGCACCAGTTGCGGCTGAACCCGCTCCTGAGCCGGCACCAGAGCCCGCAGATGACCGCGAGACACGCGAACAGCTGCAGGCCCTGCATCCGTCCAAGATCAAGGCGATCATGGAGAAACAGGGCCTGACGCCGGTGTCTGGATCTGGCTCGAAGGCCAAGAACATCGAGATCCTGCTGGCACACGATAGCGGTTAAAAGGATGCGCGGTCATGTCTACATTTCTCGAACTCACACAACAGCTCGTCACTGAGCTGGGAATAGGCGGCGCGAACCAAGGGGCAACTGTCCCAACCGACACGACCACGCAAGTAGGCCAGATGTGGAATGCCGTGAACTGGATCCGGCAGGCAGAGAACAACCTGAACCTGCTGCACACCGACTGGCAGTTCCTGTCGGCTACCTACTTCGAGGCCCTGATCGTAGGTAGCCGCGTTGCTCCCGCTCACGTTGGCTCGGATACCCCAAAGATGTGGGACCGGCGCAGTTTCTGGCTGGAGCGTAACAACGCTAATGCCGCGCCGCTGACATGGATGGACTGGGAGCAATTCAGGTCCGACATCTTCGCCGGGGCAACGCCCAGCAATTCAAAGCCAAGCATCATCACGCAGGATCGTCAGGGCATCCTGTACTTGGATGTGCCAGCAGACTCGGCATACGACCTCAGAGCGGAGTTCTACAGGGTTCCACTCCTGCTAACAACGGATGCGCAGGTGCCACACATGCCAGCCGAATATCATCGCCTGATCGTCTGCGAGGCTGCCATTAAGTACGGCAACAAGGAAGCGGCGCTCGAAGTCATCAACGGCATGGAAGCCGAATACGAGTTCTTGCTGGACAAGCTCGAAGGCGACCAACTCATCGGTCACGAATACGACAACCAGCACAGCCAAGACTTGCCACTGGTTCAAGACATCCCGGGATTTGACGAAACACAGGGTCGCGGCAACAAGTGGTGGCTGTAGATGGGCAACCTTGTCCGAGCCAGAAAGGAAAAGACGCGCCGACTGGTACAGATTCCGCGTCAGGACTCTGATTTCTACCCTTTCGGGGGTGGCCTCAACCTTATCGACAGCCCCCTCAGTTCCGAGCCCGGGCAGGTGCAGAACGCCCTCAATTACGAGATTGGCTTTGCCGGCGGCTACAAGCGCATCGGTGGCTACGAGACACGCGACGGCAGGCCCAGCGCCGCTGAAACGGCGTACTGGAAGCTACCATTTTGCGCCGACGAGAAGCCAACCTACGAAGATAGCGTGTTTCATGGCGGAAAGTTGTTTCCACTGGAACAAGGGCTGATCCGCGGTAAATCGAGTGGTGGCATGGGCACGCTCGTTGATACCGATCAGGGCGGCGGCTATGGCGAGAACGTGCTGCTGCATAACATGACCTTTGATTCGAGCGAGTGGGACCTGAATGCCGGTGCGGCCCAATTATACGTTACTCAAGATCAATCGCTCGGCTATCACTGGGAGGGAGAAAACCGCACCCTCGATTTCCTGCCACTGATCGAGCTTTTTTCAAGCACGGGCTGGCAGGCACAGGCCCTGAATAATCCGATTAGCTGCGCCACTGGCGACATTCTGTACCTGTCCATGCTGGTCCGAAGATATGAAAAAGGCGGTTTCGGAGTCTCAGCTACAGACATGCAGTTCACCGTTGACAACGCTGTGGGCGATCCGTTTGGTCTGCCAAGCTCGGCGCCTACGGTGGAGTTTAATCTGGTTGATGCCGTAGTGACCTCGAAGACCGATCACTTTCAGGCGGCCGGGGTAACGATTTTGTCCGATGGCGTGATGCGGCTCTGGGCGAGAACGAAAATTTGCACAACGGCTGACGCCACCATGACGATGAGCTGGCATGTTCTGAACGGCGTTAGCTCACAGCGATTCTATGGTGGCGGCACAATGGCGGTGGTGTGGAAAAAATTTACCAGCCCGCATAACGCCACCGATGGCCTCGACCTCGACAATACAACCTACTGGGATCAAGAAAACCTGACCGCGGTCGATGGCGCCGGAACGTGGACATCTGGCATCTACCCAAGTTTTACTCGTCTCACCGAGGACACCGCCAGCACCGCCCACTGGTTGGGCATGGATATAACCTCTGTCAAGCCTGCATGGGTCCGGTATTGCAAGGGTGACAGGCTCTATGTTGAGTTCTACACGCAATTCACGGCAGCAAATCGTGAGGGGGTCTATGTTCAGACGGCTGGAACGACAAGCACTGGATGGGACCACCACGACAGCACGACAGCAGGCTGGAACATTAGCTCAGGTGAGGTCTGTAGCCTGATAAACGGCAGCGCGCCGGGTGGCATTGAGAGTCAAACGATTGAGCTAATCAGCGCGGATGTTTATAAATGCACGGTGACGTTCGATCCATTTGATCATCACTGGAAGGGCGAACTTTGGATCGGCATGGCCGAGGAAATAACCTCGACTGATATTGATACGTTCTATCTCGGCACCAGTGAGTTCTTGGATATCACTGGCCTGCGCATCATTGTTATGCCGGCGGGCGGTGCTGAGGCAGAGCTGGACGAAGTAGTGACCACGGATGCAACAAAGTTTGTCAATACTGGTGCGCTGATCTTGGGAGGCACAACGATCGGCAGCTTCACCGAGGGTGAAGAGCTGGAAGTTATTGACAGGTGGCTGAATGGTTTGTCAGGGCCAGACCAGTATTACGAATTGCATACGCGGTTTGGCGCCGCTCATGGCGAGGCCGTCATCAACGGTGAGGCTGACAGCACCCTTGATGCCCAATATCTTGCTGCAGCTCTGGCTATTTCTGGCACCGGCCCGACCGATGGCCGCGCAGGCCCCGGAAACGACAACGAGTTTGGGGCGCCCACGCCAACAGTACCGCCGGGCTCCGGGCCTATTCGCGGCGTCTGTTATCACAAGGGTTTCGTGCTGGCGTTCAGGGATAGCGGCGATGGCACTGCAGGCAGGCTCTGGAAAAGCTCGGGGTCTGGCTGGCGTAGGGTTGGTGAATATATGCAGGCCGTCGAGTACGACACCGGCACCGGCACCGAACCCAGCCCGGGCGACCTTATCGAAGACACCAGCACCGGCAAATCAGCTTACGTCATTTATGTGCTGACTGATTCAGGGTCGTGGGGTACTGATGCGGCTGGCACGCTATACGTCAATGAGTTCGACCCAACCGACACCGCGATCTTTAATTCTAATGTGATGGGGGTTGTTGGTGGCTCGAATTTCGCGACAGGCACTGCGGCTGGCGTAACAGTGCCGCTTGCGCCCGGGGGTAAGTACGAGTTCAGGCAGGACAACCTGTACGGCGCCACCGATCGATTCCGCCTGTACTGGGTCAGCGGCGAGGACACCGGCTACGAATACTATGACCTGTACGAGGGCTTTGCGCCGGTTATTACCGGCATGGCAGATGACAGACCAACACATCTGGCTATTCACAACCACCACCTATTTTATAGTTTCCGTGGCGGCTCTACTCAGCTCAGTGGCGATGGCGACCCACATAGCTGGACGGTGATCACCGGGGCCAGCGAGATAGCAGTCGGTGACGAGATTACCGGCTACAACGAAGAGGTTGGCAACAGCCTGTTTATTTTCACCCGTAACAAGAGTTTTGTGCTGCAGGGCAACACTAGGGCGAATTTCGATCTCGATGATTTCAATATCAACGCAGGCGCTCAGGAGTGGAGCGTGCAGCGCATCGGGCTGGGCATGTTCTTTGATGATCGTGGCTTTACCTCGATGCTGCAGACGCAGCGATCGGGATCGGTGAATTTTCAGGAGAACACCCAGTCTGCGCTGGTACAGCCGCTTGTCGAGTCTCTGGTCAGAACAACAAATGTCCGGGCGAGCCACCTGATTCGCGACGAGAATATCTACCGCTGCTATTTCGCGGACGGCCGCATCGTCAGCATTGGTTTTGACCAGCATAAGGTGGCTGGCCACATGACGCTGCAGTACCCGTTTATCACAAATGTCGCGTATTCCGGTGAGGACGTAAGCGGAGCGGAGCGGATATTCGTCGGCACTGATGATGGCGAGGTTTTCGAGCTGGAGTTCGGCAAGACCTTTGATGGCGATAACGTACACGCCTTTATGCGTACCGTTCTGTATCACTCGAAGAGCCCGGGCATGATGAAAAAATACAGCCATGCGCGGGTTGATGGAACCTTCAGCGGGGCGCTGACGCTCAAAGGCCGTGTCGAGTTCGACTTTGGAGATCCCGGCTGGAATCTTGGCGACGAGCTGGACTTTTCTAACGATAGCGCTGGAGGGTACTGGGACGACTTTGCGTGGGACGGCTTTATCTGGGACAAGACCAAGACAGGCAACCCGCAAGAAAAGCTGGAGGGCGAGGGCACCAACGCTTCGGTTTATTTGTACAGCACATCAACAACAGATGATATTCATACGCTACGCGGCGTAACGATGCAGTGGGCGCCGCGCCGTGATGACAGGAGAACATAGTGGGAGCGCCGCATTACACACCATCTGGGACACCGACTGAGGGTAGTGGTGGGTCCAGCGCAGATATCCGTGCAGAGCTGGCGCTGATCGAGGCCGGCATAGAGGCCATGAATGAGTTCCCGGTCACGCTTTGGTTTGAAGACGCCAATGCTGCTGCAGACCAAATCTATGTGTCTGTGCCGTGGCAATGTACTGTCGAGAAAATTTACGCAGCAGTCTCGGCAGCCAATGGCACTACAGACACGATCCTAACCGCCAAGATCGGAGGCACTGCTATTACTGCTGGCGCGCTAACAATTCCAGACACGGCGGCGATAGCCGATATTGTGTCAACCACACCGACCGCGGCGAACGCGGTTTCTGCCGGCGGGGCTGTTGAAATCGAGACCGATGGTGGCGGCAGCACTGTGATGCCGGTGGGCATTACACTGGTATTGAAGAGAACGTAATGGGCAGCCCTCACTACACACCATCAGGACATCCGAGGCGAAACCGTCCGGGGTCGTCGCAGTTCATGCGCGATGAGTTTGGGCTGATAGAAACCGGCATTCAGGATATGAACCGCTACGTGATGGAGTTCGAGCATCGTGACGCGAACAACACCGACAGGCGTTATCTCGCGGTTCCGTGGAATTGCATCATCACCCGATGCGGCTTCGTTGTGCATCATACCGTGGATAGTTCGGCATTGAAGGCGACTTGGGGGGTCGATCGGTTTAATACGTCAATGATTCTGTTTTTTGACTCTGACAGCAGCAATGAGGAAGAGTTGACCATCCTTGCCGCCGAGCCGCCCGGCACAACGCGGTGGGGCATCACAAAGAGCAACAACGTATACGTCGCCGGTCAGGTTTTAATGTCCGAGACGCGCAACCCAGTATCAACCACGACGGGGCGCCGGGCAACAACCTTTATAGAGCTGCAAAGGACAGCATGAGCCGTGGTGTCAAAGACTTACAAATCAGCAGCAAGGGCCCTTCGGGCCGAGATCGGAAACTGGGAAATAATTCCCACCAGAATAAGGATGTGAACTTGGATGAGCAGGGAGTTATCGAATGGTTACTTTATGCCGTGATGGCGCTGGTGACGACCCTCTTCGGGATCTGGAACAAGCACATCAGCGGCCGGATAAAGAAGATCGAGGACACACAGGACAACCAATGGAGCGCGATACATCGTGCGGAGCTGAACTTGAACAAGCAATTTGCTGACCATGAAATAGAAGAGCGGGACCGCGATGCCAACCATGCGGCCGATGTCAGCCGTGAGTTCAAGGAACTCAGGCAGGAGATCAATACCGGGCACAACGCGATCCTGAAAGAGGTCAACTCGCTGGCGAGAAGCATACGGAACGGCCATGGCAAATCGTGAATTTACAGATCTGATCGTAATCCACTGCGCGGACACGAAGCCGAGCATGGATCACGTCAATGAAGATGAGATCAGGGAATGGCATCTGGCGCGTGGATGGTCGGACGCGGGCTACAACATCGTGATCCCGCGCAAGCCGACCGACGATCAGCACGGTCTGATCGAGATTGCCCGGCCACTGGACGCCAAGGGCGCGCATGTGGCCGGGCATAACCACCATGCACTGGGCATCTGTCTGGTCGGCGGCATGAGCGAGGACGGCGAGCCTGAGGACAACTTCACCGAGGACCAGATGGCGGCGCTGGAGACGGCGCTACTGTTCTGTCTGGCCTATGCGCCACAGGCCAAGGTCGTCGGCCATCGAGATCTTTACAGCGGCAAGACGTGTCCGAACTTTGACGCGCAGGCATGGGCTG